CGAGTTCACCACGCCGCCGGTTGAACGCTTCGATGGCGGTGCGGGAAAACTGGACTTTGTCGTTCTCGGTCCGGTGTTGAAGGGTCGGAATGTCGGTGTTCATGCGAGCATCGATTCGAGTGCTTTGAGCGTGCGGGTTTCGTCTGCTGCTGGGGCGACATGGTTGGTGAGCTGCTCGAACATGTTGATGGCCCGTTGCGCCAGGTTGAGTCGTTGGTCTGGTGTGTTGGCGGCGGTGTTGGCGGCGGCGGCGGCGTAGGCGGCGTAGGCGTAGGCGTTGGCGGCGTAGGCGGCGGCGTTGGCGGCGTTGGCGGCGGCTCTGGCGGCGGCGTAGGCGGCGTTGGCGGCGGCGTTGGCGGCGGCGTCGGCGGCGTTGGCGGCGTTGTCGGCGGCGTTGGCGGCGTAGGCGGCGGCGGCGTTCTCGCTGGTTGGATTATCAGCCCATGACTCAGCAGCTGAGATCGCTGCATCAACCCTCAGGTCAGCGTTTAAATGCTGCACCTGCCGCACCTGATCGGCGGCAATCCTCACCCAAATCACCCGACGCTCAAGATCGGTCAGATCGACCGTCCCGGTACCAACAGTCCGATGCCCCAACTTGAGGACAATCAGCGAGCACGGAGCGCACAACAAATCGCCGTCACGATGGTTGCAAATTGTGTCGTTGACACGTTGCACGATGCGGGTCAACATCGGATCAGAGCAGTCGGGGAAGTCTGTGATCTTCGTGTCCCCGTTCTCCCAGCTGATTACGTTCATCGCACATCCTTTGCCGCTACCGGCTTCGTGAGATCCGGCAGCGAGGCGGAGAGGGTTGGTGATTGTCATGGTGTTGGAGTCGTTCATGCCGCAACCTCGACAGTGGTTGCGACCGCTGCGAGCGGGACGACGAGCGCCCCCGCTATGGCAATGATTTGGGAGTCGGTCGCTTGGCGGCGGCCGGCTTCGATGTGGGCGTAGGTCGGGCGGTCAATCCCAGCGGTTGCGGCGAACGCCGTTTGGCTGATGTTTGACCGTTTCCGAATCGCCTTGAGCGCTTCACGGTTCAACTGCATGTCACGTAACGTAATCTTTTGTTACGGGCGACGCAAGAGGTAATTTCAGATTTGTTTTCGCTGGCGACAATAAATGTGCTTGACACTGTGACGGTATGTGTTTATAGTTACCTACATGAACTCAACCGCAACCACCACCCGAACCGCACTGCTCACCGAAGTCCAGAACCGCATGGACGCCGGCGAGGACATGGGCACGGTCATCGATGAAGTCAAGGCCCGCCCCGAGTGGGAGATGGTCGCCCGGTCGATGGGCCTCCGTTGAGCGCCGCAGACGGCCGCACGATCGAGCAGGATCGTGCGGTCATCGCCCACCGTCTCGCTGAGATGGAAGCGTCAGACACGGCGTGGACCGGCCAGATCGCGAGCTATCGGGCGTGTATTGCAGAGTTTGACGAGCTGATCGAGAACGGTGGGGGATGGTGACTGTCGAGGTCCGTCACTTCACGTTCGAGGCTCGCGAGGGTCGGGGTGTGGCTGACTGCGTGAAGATCGACGCCATCGATCCGAAGACCGGCGAGCGTCGGCACCAGGTGGAAGTCACCGTGTCACCGAAGGCCTACAGCGTCGCTGTCTACGTGGACGGCGAGCCCTACTACATCGCTCTCGATCAATGACGGAGGCCGAAGCTAAGCGGGCCCGCGAGTATCGGGCACGCCTCCGTGGCGGTCAGCCTCGAGTGTTGCAGCCGTGCGGAACGCGTTCGGCAGCGGTTCGGCATCGCCGCCACAGTGAGACGGTCTGTGCCGCCTGCCTGGTGGCTGAGCGCAAGTACCGGAAGGGCGCGATATGAGCGGCGATCGAGCCGGAGAGGATACGCACAATGGGTCTTGACGCTTGTATCGAGTTTGAGTTTCACGGCGACGACGAAGCCCTCAGTTCGATCTCACTAGACTTTGAGCGCAGGCAGGATTCAGACAATCGCTTTGTGTGGACCACCGAGTATTCCGAAGACACAGGCACCTACGGGCCCAACCCACCTTTTGCCAGACTCGACAGCATGTGGCGAGTGTGGGATGAGCATTACGAGCGCGGCCCGTGGTGCCATATCCGGCCTGCGCTTGACGTTCTACTTCGGTGGCAGTCGGTGGGGCGCATCGGGCGAGTCTGGTACTTCGGTGATTCAGTCGACAGGCAAGACGTGCGCGAGTTCACTCGGGCCGACTTGGAAAAACTGGACGAGCACCACGCTCTCGGCTTCTGGACTTACTGGGACCGCGACCCGGCTTGGTCAGTCGATCTGACAGAGAAGAGGGAACCATGAGCGATGAGCCGGATCAACGGAATGCACTACCGAGAACATCCTACGGAAGGAACAACCAATGACGCAGACGATCCAGCAGGTTGTGTTTCCGGAAGCTGTTGCCCGCAAGATGTTCCCGGCAGACAGTAAATGGCTGCTACCGAACGAGATGCCGTCGATCACGTGGCTGGCAGGCTGGGTGAAATGCGAGCAGGATTCGTGCTATGGCGGATGGGTCGGGATGCAACCAGGCGACAGCACGGAACATTGCGAACACTGCAACGGCCTCGGCTATCCGGCCATCGTTGAGATCGTCAGCTATGAGACGTTCATGGCGGGCGACGGAGAGAACGCCATCCGATGCACGGTGCACGGTCGGCTTGCACTCGGGACGCCTGTTGCAGTCGTAAACGAGGTGGTTGATAGTGAGTGTGTTGCGATTGGAGGCAACGGGTATTACCACCTACCCGAGTATCGCGGACACCCCAGCGACGCATACGACATCACCGACGCTGTCGCTGGCACCCTCATCCCTGGCGGTGTCGCATACCCGGTGACGGTGGTGACATGATGACGCCGGAAACGCCTGCCATCAGTGCCCACGGTGCCGGTTTGAACGCCTTAGACGGCCCTGTGTGAATAGTCCCTGGTCACAGGGTTGCGCTGCCCGTGAACGCAAAAGAACCGCCCGACTCGCAGGGGGAGGCGCGAGCCGGACGGTTCAGATGGTCCCGTGGTAGCGGGGATCTTGTTTCGGTGAGGGCGTCGGGCACGTCTGCCCGACGCCGTATCTCACTTAGCCCGAGTAGGCAGCAATCACCGTTGCCGGTGATGATTGGACACGTCGGAGACGTGCGCCGAGACGGCCCCCGTGGGGACACCGACTATTCTCGGCTTACTCGATCTGTGTCGGCTATAACCCTTCGCCACCGAACGGCAACGAAGGGTTATAGCTACATCATGACATCGTCGCTGAACATTTGGATCAACATTTCGACCATGTCGACGACCATCACAGCAACAGCACCGAACACGGCACCGGCAGCGAACACGAGTGCGTACCTCACAGGATCTCTACATCTCCATAACCTCGGGTGCCGTACGTTGTCCCGACACCGAACGTCAACATGCCGGCCGGGGCCGACTGTCCAGACGATTCGACGAACCACTGGCTGCCGCCATCCATCGCGGGACATTGGAACCAGGTTCGGCCGATACCTTCGGAACAGATGAAATGATGAAGGTGACCTGTGACGAGGATGCGCGCCGAGGCCGTTGGCTGGTTGCCGACGATCTGACCGGACCACCACTTCTCCACCTTGACCGCAGCGTTGGCGCCACCGCCACGCATCTGATGGCCGTGAGCAAAACCGACGTTGACACCGCAAATATCGAGCGTCATGCTGAGCATTTCGGGAAGGTACACGGACACGTTCGCGTAGCGCTCAGGGTTCGCGGCAAGGATCTCACCGACCATCTCCACGACCGCCAGGTCGTCGTTGTCTTCCCAGTCGGTAAACGCCTTGCCGTTCTTGCGGTTCTCGCCGTGGTTCCCGGCAACACCTGACAGGACGATCCGATAGCCGGCGTCGGTGATGTCGTCAACCATCTGCAAGATGAGGCGACGTGTCACCTTGACTTGATCCCGGCGGCTGAGATCAGCGGACCATGTGAGCATCTCGTAACTATCCGAGCATCCCTCAACAAGATCACCGAGGCCGACGAGGTAGACGACGTCGATCGGTCTGCCAACCTTCTTGAGTTCAGCGAGGCGCGAAAGGATTCGGCCGGTTGCGGCGCTCACCCTGTTCACGGTTGCTTCTGAGCCACCACCCTCGCCCTTGCCCATCTGGAAGTCTGCGAGCGCCACGAGCAGGCCGCGTTCGGCGTCTTCGGCTGGTGGCGGCTGTTTGCGTGGCGGGTTCTTCTTCGACGCGATCTTGCACAACGCTTCAACATCGGCCATGTTCTCGGCGGTCGCTGTCCCGCGCTGCTGAACGCGTGCCGAGTAGGACCGGAGCCGGATCGTTGCGCCCGTCGTCGTCCCCTTGACCGGGGTATCCCAGCCTTTGAACTTGACTGAACCGTCGATGACTTCGACGTGCTCGGAGTCAAGACCCCAGTCGGCAATCAGTTCTTTCCAGACGGCGGCGTTGACTTCAGTGTCGATAGGTCCGGTCGTGACCGTGCCATCGTTGCCGGACCAACTGACACCGCGCTCCCAGCCTTTCGGGACGGGCGTGTCCTTCACAACAATCTCAGGTGGGCGGGCAGTCTTGAGCGCGTCAGCCAGGCTCATGCTGCCGCCTCCAGGTTGCGGCGCCGCCATTCGTGGATGGGGTTCTCTGTGATCGGCGTGCCGTTGCGGCGGAGCGCTTCGGACAGTTTGCCGGCGGTCAGCGTCAGGTCGCGGAGCGCGACGTCAAGCGCTGCGGCGTCGTCTGCGTCCATCTGTTCGAGCATGACGTCCACCTTGAGCCGTTTGGCTTGAGCGTTGAGTGTTTCGTTGATTGCGTCTGCGAGTCCCATGTTTCCCCTTTGGTTGCCTTCACGGATTCGGGTGTTCGGTGGCGCTCTCAGTTGTCGTAGCGTGCGCCCTTGTCGCCACGGTTCATGTAGTAGGCCTTCAACGATGCGATCGCTGCGAGCGCTGCGACACCGGTAGCGGTACGGCCGACAGCGATCGTGTCGAGCAGGTCAACGTCGGCACCTGATGCCCAAGCAACAACGGATGATGCGACAGCGAACAGTGCGATAGCGACTGCGGCTTGCACGTTCTGGTAGGCGGTGCGGATGGCGGCTTTGGTGCCGTCGTCGGCGAGCGCCCAGATCATGCGGGCTTCGTTACGCAGTGCGGCGATGATGTTCATAGTGTCCCTCCCTGCTTGTGGTCGTGTTCGATATGTCGTACAACGATGTTGGACAGCTGTTCTTGGCCGACCGTCAGTAGTTTCAGTTCGGTGATGACTTGGCCGTGCTCGACGGTCGTGGACCGTTTCATTCGGACGAGTGCAACGACAATGAGTCCTGCGGCTGTGATGGCGGCGGTCAGTAGCGAGAAGATCCCAGCCACGACAAGGCCGGAAACCTCGCCGCTGTCAACGGCGGCGGATGCGATGAGCGCCGACATTGTTAGTTCGACTTGATCAGGTCGGCGGTCGTGAGTCCGGCGAGCGCAAGCACACTTTTGAGTTCCTGCTTGTGGCCTGAGACGATGACCGCCGAGCTTTGCCCTGCGGCGTTGAGTCTGCGGGTCAGGTCGTTGAACGTTTCGCCGCCGAGGTGCCGTGCACCGTCCGGTGTGACAGCGAAGATGTTGGCGTACCCCTTAGGCCGCCAGAGTGATGTTGCGTTGAGCATGTCGTCGTCTCCGTCTGTTGGTGTGATCGGTGTTGGCTTCGGTGGTGCGGCCTGCTGGCCGATGGTGCCGGCGCGGACCTGGGCGATGAGCCCAGTACCACAGCACGCCGTGTAATCGACGTCTCCGTGCGTGACGACGGGCCAACCGGGGCGGGTTGCGATGATGGAGTTGATGGTTGCAACCGCTTCGGGGCTGGCGGCGTTGTCGTTGCCGACCATCACGAAGATGGAGCGTGAAACATCGTTGAAGCTGCCGCCCTTGAGCTTGCGGCCAGGGTTCGACGCCGGGTTGATGTCGTCGCCTCGGATCTCCCATGCGCTGCCGGACTGGGCGACGCCGTACGAGTAGCCGATTGAGTAGCCGCGACTGTTGAGGTAGCTGGCTTGGATCTGGCGTAGGAACGTTTTGACCTGCTCGTCGGTGTGTGGCTCGAAGCTGCCGCCGCCGGGGTGGTGGATGACCCACGTACCGCCCGCGCTTTTTGCCTTCGGTCCGCTCACGGGTTGCGCCGGGTTTTGCCAGGTTTTGCGAGGATGAATGTTGAGTGTCATCGGTGCTGGCCTTTCGGTCGTGACTTGCCACCCGCGAATTGCGATCGACGCCATGTCGCAGCGGAGGCCGATGTGGTTGCGGCCCGACATCGTTGCGGGCAACTTCTCCTGTACGTCAGCGATGAGGACGCCATCCCAGAACATGCGGTACACGTCATGCGATGGCACCTCGATGCGGAAGTCGTGCCAGCGGTTATCCCACACTTGGCCGGTGTCGCCACGGTCGCGCTTGACGTAGCCGCTGGTGCGTGTCCCGTACGGTCGGTCAGGTCGTTCGGCGCGCAGTTCGGCCGAGATGCTGACCTTGCCGGCCGGATCAGTTAAGCCGCCGATGCGAATGAACACGTTGGCGTCGTTGCCGGGTACACCGTCGCCGGAGCCGTACATGGGATGAATGACGAGGCTTGGCTGATACCAGGCGGGTGTGCCGTCAGCGAAGATTGCGGGCCCGATGCCGATGGTGCGGATCTCGCCTTCGACCACGTAGGGCGGTGCGTAGTCCTCAACCGAGGCGAACCGGTAGTACGATCCTCGTGCGTCTACGTTGCCCGCTGTGGCGTTGCGTTGAATGCCGGGGCTGGTAGTGGCCCAGCCGGTGCCAGGGCCTGAGCCGGTTGGCACCATCACACAAGCGGTGGTCACGTCCATGCGCTGAACGCTCCAGCGCCGCTGTCGCTCACCGCGAACGTCCGATACTCGAAGTCGGTGTTGGCGGTACAGAAGTCTTGGTAGGTGCCGTTCGTTGGGACTGTGCCCGTTGAGATTCGGATGCCGTCGTCGTTGACGGTTCGTTGACCGGACTGCCTGCCGCCAGCTGCAACCCTCACGTAAATGTCGTGGCTGTCGACGGTGGGCTGCGAGCCGGTCGGGGTCGGGTCCGCAATCGCCACCGAGATGTAGGAGCCAATGGCGGTGACCGTGAGCACAGGTGTTGCCGGTGGCGTGTAATCCACCGAAATGCCGGTGTTGGTATCGGTGGCGGCAATGTCGAACGAGTTGAACGTCGTCAGTTCGATCTTGAGGCCGGTAGCGCCGTCAGTGAAGACGTAGCTGAGCGGCACCTCCGTAACTGCGCCCGTCACCTTGCCGGTCGTGAACAGTTCGGCGTCGGCCGAAGACAGGACACGGATCTTGTACGCGGCCTGCGCTGCCACGGTCCACGAGATGACCGCTGCGGATGTCGCGAGTACCGCGGACGTTGCCGGGGCCGTGATCGTCGGAGCATCGCCGGTCGCAGTGTTGACCGTCAGACCTGATCCGTACGGGCCGACAGCGTCGGCAGCGTCCCACGTCTTTACCTTGTACTCGATGCTCTGCCCGGCGGTAGCCCACGACGAAGCAAGCGTGACCGACGTGGTCGCTGTCGGGTTCTTGATTTCACCGGCACCCCACGCCGACGTGCCCGCGTTCCAGTAGCTGAGCGTTCCACCGTCAACCGACTTCGACAACGCATACGCCGACTGTGTATCGCCAGCGTCAGGATCGTTGAAGGTCCAGTCGAGCGGCAGGGCTGAGTCAATATCGTTGTAGCTGTTGTCTGCCGGTGCCGCCCACGTCGGTGCGAGCGGCGGGGCGTTCAGGTTAGGCGACCACGACGCACCGAGACCAGTACCCGCCGGGAGTGTCGCGGGATCAGCGAGCTTAGTTAGTACGTCACCAGCCCGTTTGTACGTGGTCACGTAAGGCGAAGTGTCGTGAGCGATCGACAGATATGTGCCGTCAGGCGACCACGACGCACCTCGACCAATGCCCGTCGGGAGGGTCGCGGGATTAGTGAGTTTAGTTAGTACGTCGCCAGCTCGTTTGTACGTGGTCACGTAAGGCGAAGTGTTGTGAGCGATCGACAGATATGTGCCGTCAGGCGACCACGACGCACCTCGACCAACGCCCGTCGGGAGGGTCGCGGGATTAGTGAGTTTAGTTAGTACGTCACCAGCCCGTTTGTACGTGGTCACGAACGGCGAAGTGATGTGAGCGATCGACAGATATGTGCCGTCAGGCGACCATGACGCACCGAGACCAGTATTCGTTGGGAGTGTTGCGGGATCAGCGAGCTTGGTGAGTACGTCGCCAGCTCGTTTGTATGTGGTGACGTAGGGCGATGCGACGTGGGCAATCGACAGATATGTGCCGTCAGGCGACCATGACGCACCGTAACCAGTGCCCGTTGGGAGGGTCGCGGGATCAGCGAGTTTGGTGAGTACGTCGCCAGCTCGTTTGTACGTCGTGACGTAAGGCGATGTGTCGTGAGCGATCGACAGATATGTGCCGTCAGGCGACCACGACGCACCTCGACCAATGCCCGTCGGGAGGGTCGCGGGATTAGTGAGTTTAGTTAGTACGTCGCCAGCTCGTTTGTACGTGGTCACGTAAGGCGAAGTGTTGTGAGCGATCGACAGATATGTGCCGTCAGGCGACCACGCCGCACCTAAACCAATGCCCGTTGGGAGGGTCGCGGGATTAGCGAGCTTAGTGAGTACGTCGCCAGCGCGTTTGTATGTGGTCACGTACGGCGAAGTGTCGTGGGCAATCGACAGATATGTGCCCATCAGCTTGCCCCCAGCTTCAACACACCAAACGTGATCCCGATAATCTTTGAACTCTCCAACATCAAGCTCCCCTTAGAATTATTCACGTCGCCACGTACTTTGCGAGAATCACCCAGGCATCAG